GCAAATCCAGGAACAATTACACTATTAGAGGCAATTTAAAATGAGAGTCTTTTCTAGTGCAGTTCAAACATTAATTGATAGTGGTAATATAGAATACTTTTTCTTAATTACTTTAGAATTTACAAGTACTTATAGGCTGACTAGTTATCGTTCTAATTTAATTTATGATGGAAATACTTATACAGCAGATGGTGGTTTATTTGAAATAGATGAACCTAAATTTTCTTCTGTAGTTGACAGAGAAGCTTATCGTATTGTTATTGCAGAAGACTTAGATGAAATGTTTGCAGAGTTTGAAGCTAACGTTGTTGGTAAACCTATTGATGTAAAAGTTGGTTTTGTTGACACTAATGGCCAACCCTTATTAGGTACAGATGATGTTGTTTCTGTTTATAGAGGCAGAGCAGACAGCCCTGCAATCTCAAATGACTGGGAAGAAAAACTTGCTGTAATAGAGGGTACATCTCCTATGGCAGACCTTGATGCAGTTAATGTCAGATTTACTTCTAAAGATGGTATGGATCAAGTTAATACTAATGATACTTCTTTTGATGAAATTTATGGAAACAGAGAAATAACTCTAAAGTGGGGTAAAGTATAATGGCTTTTAAATTATTTCTTAGAATTCTCGTTACTGTTATTTCTATTTCTCATCAGCAAAATCAAATGGCAAAAATGCGTGCTGAACAAGAACGCAGAATGCGGGAACAAGAAGCTCGTATGGCAGCAGAAGCTGACAAGCGAAAAGGATTTTCCTTTACGGTTAGTGGTCAAGCAGCTCCTTTGCCAATTGTTTACGGTAAAAACGTATTAGGTGGTATTGAAACAGCACATAAGGTAAGCAATAATTATGCTTCAGGTAGTGAGGCTTCAGCTAGTAAAGTTTTATCTCAAGGGCTAGGTGCTTCAGGGAGTGGCTCTAAAAACGAATTTTTACACGTACAATATGCGCTATGTCACGAAGGTATAGAGGGCGTACAGTGGATTAAAGTTAACGGAGTAGACTATAACGACAGTCAATCTAAATTCCAACATAGATTTAGAATTTATAATGATGGTGGTACAGCAGACCCTGCAGCTGTTGCTAATGGTTTTCCTTCTACAAATACTTTTACAGGTACAGCAAATGCTTCTGCAACATATAAACTTAATCGTGACGATTATAACTATGCAGGAGTTCCTTCTGTAGAGTTTTTGGTAAAAGGGCGTAAGATTAAGACAATAGTAAGAAGCGGTGCAGGAACAAGTGCAGATCCTTATACTTATGCTTTGTCTACAGCATCAAGTTATAGTAATAACCCTGCTTATTGTTTACTAGATTATTTAATGAATGCTAATTTTGGTAGAGGGCTTCCTGAATCAGAAATTGATTTAGAATCTTTTTACGATGCAGCAAAGGTTTGCGATACTATTGTTATGACACAAGCCTTAATCGGTGGTCAAGTTAACGGTCACAAAACTATTCATACTGTTGCAGACTATGCGTCTCTTCCAGGAAATCTTGAAGATAGAACCTATGAAAATGAAGTCTGGCAGACAGAAGACACTGAAAACTTTTATCAATGGCAACGAACATCTTGGGCAGAAACATCTTATGATGAGCGTAGAGATATTCCTTTGTATGAATGTAATATGGTTATTAACCCAGAAGCACCTATTAGAGATAATATTGAACAGCTGCTTTATACAATGGGACTAGCTGAACTAAGCTGGACAACCTCTGGTAAATATAAACTATCTCTTAAATATCCTACTACGCAACAAGAAGCCGAAGCGCTTGTAGATCCTGCTCATGTATTTAATGAGGATAATATTCTTAAAGATGAAGTAAAAATTGCTTATACTTCTGCATCAGATAGATTTAATCAAGCGACAATAAGCTTTGTTAATGAGCATGAAGATTTTAAAGAAGATAGTATTTCTTGGCCTCCTCTTTATAGTAGTACTTATAACACTTATATTGCAGAGGATGGTAATCAACCTCTTAAGTCTTCTATAACTTCGGGCGGTGTTACTGATCCTTATCATGCACAAGCTCTTTGTGAGCAGCTAGTAAGACGCTCTAGAACACTAAAATCAATTTCTTTTAGAGTTGACAATTCTGGGTTAACAGTTGAACCTGGGGATTTTATTAAAGTAACTATTCCTCAAAATAATATAACAGACCAAATTGTTAGAGTTGAAGAAATACAAGTTAATTCAGACTTAAGTGTTAAAATATCTGGTTATACTTTTGATCATAATGTTTTAGCATGGAATATTGCTAACGATATTGCTTATACAGAGCAACCTACTTATGATTTTACAGTAGATGCGCCTACAAATTTTGTTTATGATGAAGGCTCTGTTAATAATGATAATAAGCATGTTATTGGTAATTTGACTTGGACTGATAACAATAACGGCAGTGCTTTTTCTTATGACGTATCTTATCGTGTAAATGGAGCATCCGATTATATCTTTTTAGCTAATACTAAATATAATCAACTTGAATTGTTTAATTTTGAAGGATTAGCTAATAATGATTATTTTGATTTTAAAGTACAGGCTAAATCTCCTCTAGGTCAATTAAGTGACCCTGTAGAAATTACAAACCAACTTGTTAAAAAAGCTCCAAATGAAATTATTTCTTTGCAAATTAATGAAGAACAGTATATTACAAACAATGCTTCAGGTCTAAAGAACAGGCTTCTTTTAAATTGGGCTCCCGATAATACGGGTGTTTTATCTTATTATTATTTAGTAGAATATAAACAAAATACTGAATCTACTTATCAAGTAGTAGGTACAACTAACAATCCAGAAATATCTATTCCTGATGTAAGAGCAGGTATTTTTGATTTTAGGATAACTCCTTATAGTGTTTATAATTATGCAGGAGATACGTTTGAAGCTCAACAAACAATTGTTGGATTTTCTGCTGATCCTGCAAGCCCAACAGGGTTTACAGGTAATATTAATGAAGGACAAATTAACTTAACTTGGGATGAGCCAACAGACCTAGATGTACTTTATGGCGGTCATTCTGAAATTAAATTTCACTTAGCAACTGATGGAACTGCTACTTGGGACACCGCTTCAACCGTGGTTTCTTCTTTATCAGGTAATACTACCAACAAAACAGTTCCTACTCTAACTGGAACTTTCTTTATAAGATTTTATGATGCTTTTGGAAACTTCTCAGCAACACCTGCACAGTTTATTAGTACGTTTGTTGATGAATCATTTAACTTTATTCAAGAATATGACCAAGACGCAATAAATTATAGTGGTGCTAAAACAAATTGTACTTATAATTCGAGTACGGGTACATTAGATCTAGATGCCAATCAAACATCTATGGTTTATGAATTTAATTCAGTAGTAGACTTAAATGAAGTTGTAACTGTACGAGTAACACCAGACCTTAAAATGTTAGTTACTAACGCAGGAGTTGATGTTGCAGATTATGTTAATATTGCAAATGAACCTCGTTTTGTTGGTCCTTTTGCGGATGCTACTGCTAAAATTTATGTTGCTACTACTGACGACGATCCCAGCGGAACTCCAACATGGAGTGACTGGAAATTCCTATTGGTTAGTAGCTACAAAGCTAGAGCTATGAAGTTTAAGTTGGAAGTTGACACTGTAGATTCTAATACCGCAGTTTCTGTTACAGATCTTAATGTTACACTCGATAAAAAGGATGTTATTAAGACAGGCACAAGTACAAGCAGTACTTCAGCAGATGTCACTGTGTCTTATCCCACAGCATTTTATGGTGGACTTACAGGAACAAATGCACCTAGAGTTGGTATACAGACTATCGGAGGTCTTGCAGGAGATCAGGTTGTAATCTCGTCTCGTGATAATACTGGGTTTGTTTACTCAATTTATAACGGCGGTTCTAGAGTACAAAGAACAATAGATTACCAAGCAATTGGTCAATAAAGGAGAAAATTATGTCAACAGCGAGTTTAGTTATTGACGCCAACCAAAGTGGCCTTGCTTATACAGCCGATTTAAATGCAGGTTTAGCTGCAATTAACACTTGTCATTCAGGGTCTTCGGCACCTACCACTGAAGTATCTGCAGGTAAACTTTGGTTAGACACAAGTGGAACAGACCCTGTTCTAAAAATTTACAGAAGCGGTTGGAAATCATTATTTACGTTGAGTAGTACAAATGTATCTACTAGTGTTAATGCCCTGACAACCGCTACCGCAACGGTAACAAGTACATCTACATTTACAGGACTTATTACTGCAAACGGTGGAGTATCTACTACTACTGTAACGGCTAGTGGGAATATTTCAGGAGTAGGTGGAACATTTACAGGAAATGTATCAGGAGTAGATGGAACATTTACAGGTGATATTACTGCAGTAAATGGTACATTTTCAGGTGATGTAGAAGCAGATGACTTGAATACAACTTCAGATAGGCGTTTAAAAACAGATATCAATAATCTAGAAAATGCTTTAGATAAAGTAAAAGCACTTCAAGGTGTATCTTTTAAAATGAATAATAAAGATAAAATTGGTCTTATTGCTCAAGATATACAAGAAGTTATACCAGAAGTTGTTAAAGAAAACGAAGAAGGCTATTTATCAGTATCTTACGGAAACATTGTAGGGTTACTTATTGAGGCTATTAAAGAGCAACAAGTTAAGATAGAAAGCCTAGAGAAAAAGTTAGGAGAATAACATGGCAAGAACAATAATTGATGACTGGAAAATTATTCCACGATTAATGATGCTTGCAGTAACTATTTTAACTTATCAAGCCGTACATTGGTTTATGGCTTTACCTGATCCCAGTAACGCACAGGCAGGGCTAGTCTCTGTCTGTATGGGTGCCTTAACAGGTTGTTTTGGCATTTGGATGGGAAAGGAAGTTAATAAATGATACAAGCTTTAATAGGACCATTAACAAGTTTGGCGGGGACATGGTTAAATGGAAAAGTTGAAACAAAAGCTGCTGAAACTAAAGCAAAAGTTGCTAAGTCTGAAGCTGAAGCACAGATTATGCTTTCTAGGGCAACTAGTGAAGCAGACTGGGAAAAGATTATGGCAGAAGGGTCGCAGTCTTCTTGGAAAGACGAGTGGCTAACAATTCTGTTTAGTATCCCCCTTGTGTTAGTTTTTACTGGAGATTGGGGCCGAGAGATTGTAGCAAATGGTTTTGCTGCACTTGAGACAATGCCAGACTGGTATCAGTACACTTTAGGTGTTATTGTAGCTGCTAGCTTTGGTGTCAGATCCGCAACAAGATTATTTGGGAAGAAGTAATGAGTTTTAAATTATCAAATCGTAGTTTAGGAAAATTAGAAGGTGTTGATGAAAACTTAGTAGCAGTTGTAAAACGAGCTATTGAGTTAACTAAAGTAGACTTCGGAGTTGTTTATGGACTTCGTACTGTTGAAGAGCAAGAAAAACTTGTTGCAGCAGGTAAGTCTCAGACAATGAAATCAAAACACCTAGAAGGTCGTGCAGTAGACCTTATGGCTTATGTAGATGGAAAAGGTTGTTGGGAACTAAATGTTTACGATGATCTTTGTGACGCTATGAAAGCAGCTGCAGAAGAACTAGGTGTAGCTATTAAATGGGGGGCTGCTTGGTCAGAGGGCGATATTCGTTCTTATCCAGGAACAGCAGAAGACGCTATGATGAAATACATTGATTTACGTCGATCACAAGGACGTAGACCCTTCATAGATGGACCTCATTTTGAACTAATGTAAATAGCTGACGTTTAAGAATAAAGAGACAGGAAAAACACTCAAGTTTACCTGAAAGTCTCTAAGGGGGTGGGTGCGCTCACCCCTTACTTAATACCTGACGTTTAAGAATAAACTAGGGGTATTTTAATATATTTTAAGTATATAAGTATATTATTTATTTTAATTATATTAATAACCAATAAGAGGTCGTTATGGCTAAAAAGAAAGACTCACGCTTAGAACGTGCAGGAGTATCTGGTTATAATAAGCCTAAACGTACTCCAAATCATCCAACTAAATCACATATTGTTGTGGCTAAAGTTGGTGATAAAGTAAAAACAATTCGCTTTGGTGCTCAAGGTGCTGTTGGTTCTCCTAAGAAAGAAGGTGAATCTGCTAAGTACAAAGCCCGTAGATTAGCTTGGAAAGCTCGTCATGCTACCAATATTGCTAAAGGTAAAATGAGTGCTGCTTATTGGGCAGATAAGGTGAAGTGGTAATGCCAGTACAAAAAGTTAAAGGCGGCTATCGTTGGGGAAAGACTGGTAAAGTTTATAAAACCAAAAAAGAAGCCGAAAAACAAGCCAAAGCTATTTATGCCTCTGGCTATAAAAAGAATAAGAGGAAACGGTAATGGCTCAATTAACGAAACCAACAAAGAATATTAAAAAGTCGGTAGCTGATCCTAGTGATAGTTATCAGTCTTTAAAACCTATGTGGAAAAAGTCTCGTGCTGTACTACAAGGACAAGAAAATGTTAAGGCACATGATGAATATCTAATGCATGATTATTCTAATGTACTTATTCCTTTCTCACCTAGTATGACACAGCGTCAATATGATTTTTATCGTTCAGAAGCAGAACTTCCAGGTTTAACTGCACAGTATTGTAAAGTTCTTATTAGCTCTTTGCTACGTAAGGATTCTCAACTGGTTTTACCAGAAGAACTTCCTGAAGATGCCTTTACTTGGATTAAAGACAACTTTACACTAGATGGTCGTTCTTTGTTTAACTTTTTAGATGCTGCACTTTGGGAAGAGCTTCAAACATCTCGTGCTTGGGTTTATGTTGATTATCCTGAGTTAAGTGTTGAGCAGTATGATGCAATGACACCCGAAGAGCGTGATACAATTAAACCATACCCTGTTATTCTTGAAGCTGAAAACGTAATCAATATTCAAACAGATACACACCCTGTTACTCGTCAAAAGACGCTAACACGTATGGTAACACGTTATCTTACTAAAAAGTATACTAACGATAATCCTTGGCATCCAAATTATATTGATACTGTTTGTGATCATTATCTTGATGAAACTGGTCGTTTAGTTCTTGATTATTACGAACATCCAGACAGTAATAACGAAATTAAAGTTCTTAACGGTGATGCAAAACAAGAATATGTAGAGTTTGGACATCAAACTCAATTTGTCAAAGTTAATACAGTTTATCCAACTATGTTTGGTGAACGCTTAATGCGTATTCCTGCATGGCCTTTGAATGGGCAGATAGATCCAGTAGAACCTGTTCTTATGCCATTAATTGATCGTGAGATTTCACTTTACAATAAGGTATCTCGCCGTAATCACTTACTATATGGTGCAGCCACTTATACTCCTGTTGTTCAGTCTGACATGACAGACGAAGAATTCCAAGAGATTGTGGATGCAGGGCTGGGTACTTGGCTACGAGTTCGT